GCAGTTTATCATTTATGATATTATAGGTTTCTATGAAATTATTTAAGAATATTATCATATACTATTACTAGTTTAACTAGTAATAAGAGAACTTAACCGTTATTATATAGTATGTCTTTTAATATTACATTAAAAGATAGTTTGAAATTAAAATATTTAATTTATTAAATGTTTAAAAGTAAATATCTACTTTAAATATAATAACTGTCAAATAAGTTCTAGGCTTTTAAATAAGCTCTTTTAGGTTTATCAAAATAAAATTACACTCATTTATTTGAGGATAAGCCTAATTAAAATTGTGTATTTATGTTTTTTAAAATTATCAATTATTAATTTTAAATTTTGTCCCATGTGTTTTTAAGTCTATGTAATTTTAAATATCATTGACTTACTATATAATTAACTTACTATATTTACATATTTAATTTTGTATAAAAAATATAAGCGATTATTAAAATTATAATAGTAATAAATAATGCTAATATTATTTTAAAGTTTCTAGATATAAAATTATCATTACTTGATGAAATATTACCAGTTGTAATTGTAGTATTTGTATTACTAGATACATTAGATTGAGTTATTTTAGTAGAATTTCTTATTGCATCAGCTTTGCATTTAAGTAAAACAGTATCATCAAACATGGGTGGGTGGTCTTTTGATGAATCCATTGTAGGATATCCATTTACTAATGGTACATTTTTAGTAGGTTTTACTTCCTGTACAGTTTTATGTAATTCTTGTGTTTCCTGAGATGCCTGTATTGGTTGTGCTGCCTTTGTAGGTTGTGGATTAAAACCCAGTGATGTTTCAACACTATCTAATAAATTACTAGAAGTTTGACCTAAATTATAAGTAATACCTGTAGTTTGAGGTACAACTAAATTATTTGCTTTTTGTTTTGCATTTTTAACACTATCATTATATTGTTGAATATTTTCTGGTAATTTAAGAATTGGTTTATTATTACTATCTTTATTAAAATATAAATCTTTTTGGTCTACTGCATCAATTGATATATCATCATCGGGTATTAATTCTAGTTTTATTTTAGTAGTTCTATTTTTAATTTTAACTAATTGACCACCTTTTGACATACATTCCTCACTATCCTCATTACCAGTCATACCATCTCCAACACATACTGTATCTAGAACCTCAATTGGCGCACCCTTTGGTATTTCATCAACACTTATATACCTATTGTATTTATTAGGATTATTTTTAATAATATTATTAAATAACATAGTTTGAATCTCTAGAAGCGAATTATGTTCTAGTGTATCATTTGCAAAAACTTGTTGTGATGCACCACCTGATCCTGATTGTAAAGGATCAAAAGACTCAAAACCCTCAAAAGCCTCCCTAATAGGTTTAATATTGAAAAACGCCTCATTTATCTTTTCAGTTTGTTTTTCATTATTATCTGCACATTTCTTATTAATTTCCTTATTAATTTGCTTGCTTGTAAGTTCTAATGGTGATAATCCATCTGCATTTTTGTGTTCGGTGCTTAATCCATGTTCTATTAAAAACTTAATTATTTCACTTTTACTATTATATACAATTGAACTATCATTTGAACTAGCTGATAGATTAGGGTCAATATCTTTATAAGTAGGAGAATACATAACACAATAATGAATAAGATTATTACCTTTATTATCTAAATCTAAAATTGTAGAACCTCCATTATATAACATATTTATAATCCGCATATCACCTGTTTTAATAGCATAAAACATTGGTGTTTCTCCCTTAGAATTTTTAATTGTTAAATCTACTCCTTGTGCTAATAATGCATCAATATTATCAATATTTTTACTACGAACTGCAAAATGCATCGGTGTTTCTTTTAATTTATTTTTAATATTGAGATTAGCTTTTAAAGCAACGAGCATATTAATTATTTCTTTGCTTTTGCTTTCGCTAGCAATATGTATCATTCTATTATTATACTCATCATTTGTTAGAGGTAAATCTATTTTTTTATATTGACGGATATATGTTTTTACATATGTAATATTACCTTCCCTAATAGCTTGTGATACTCTGGCATCATCTATAAATGTATATTTCATATCAATTTTCGAGTTTTGTAGTAGACTAGATACTGATATTGACTCTGCTTGATTACACTGGTCAGTAAAACAATCATTAACAAGTTTTACTGCAATTTTAATTGTAGGGTCATTTTTATCATCAATAATTGTAGCTTTTGTTATTTTACAAATCATATAAGGTTTTGGGTCAATCCAACCACTTTGCTTTACATCTGCAGTTGTAGATAGTTTAATTGCTGTTAGAGTACGTCCTGTATACATTGGCATAATTTTTGGGAATTTTTTAATAAATTGGTCTGTAAATGCTGCGTCTGGTATTGATGTTGGGTCATTTGGGTCGCAACATACTGAAACATTACAGCCTTTGGCATTTGAAATACGATATAAAGATGTTTTTAATATGTCTTTATCTTCTTTAGAATACTCCCTACCAGTATTAGGATTTATTCCTGTTATATTATTAATGTAAAAAGGACTAATACAATTGCAATTCTTATTATTTTTAGTTGATGATAATTTTAAATATGTATCCATGTTTATTATTTATTATTGGGTATTATTGGGTATGAGGTATTTAAATATTATTATAATTTATTATAATTTATTATAATTATTATAATTATTATAATTTATTATAATTCAAGTATTTGTATCTAGATACTTTAACTAATTTATATATATATAAAAAATATAAACATAATAACATATATTAACAGTTTTCAAAATGAATCTAAAAATGAATCTAAAAATGAATCTAAAAATGAATCTAAAAATGAATCTAAAAATGAATCTAAAATAAATCCTCATCCTTATCATCCTTAGGTTTAGCACCAAAAGCACCAGCAGGTCTCATATCACCATTTCGAGGTTCTTGTTTTATTTTTTTTCTATCAATTGTACAATAACCAGAGTCTGTATAATAACAATTAGAATCTTTTGTACACTCTTCCTTACTAGTATGAGATTTTGTATTACATTTAGCAGTTATTTCTTTCTGTATTTGTTTTTCATCTTTAACTTGAGGAGAATTACTATTATCTTGTGCTCTTTGTTTATCTAAAAGCTCTTTTTCAAGTCTTTGTTTTTCAAGTAAAAGTTTCTCTCTTTCATCCCTTTCAGCTTTTTCAGCTCTTTCAATAGCTTCTATTCTATTTTGCTCTTTTTTTTTAATTAAATCTTTTTTATCTCTTCTTTGTTTCCTTTGATATTCTGTTAAATATTTACTTGGCATATCATTATTAATTAAATTTTGTTTTAAATAGTTTGAAGATAATTTTAATTTTGTTTTGGATTTATCCCGTAAAATTACACGAGATGTATTATTATTATTATAAGTTTTAACTTTCTTATAATTCTTATGTTCTGTATGTTCTTTGCGTTTTGTATGTTCTGTATGTTCTTTGCGTTTTGTATGTTCTTTGCGTTTTGTATGTTCTGTATGTTCTTTGCGTTTTGTATGTTCTTTGCGTTTTGTATGTTCTGTATGTTCTTTGTATTTTGTATGTGTTTTGTAAGAATTATTATCATTACTATCTACAACTAAACTTCCTCTACGTAAGTGTTTTTTTGTTTTTGCTAATACATCACCAAGAAATTGTTTTGTTATGTTTTTATCAATTAAATAATTGTCATGAGGTATATCTTGATTATATTTTAAATTTTCGATTGTTGTAAGAGTTAATGTAAAATTAGTTTTTCCTATATCATTAGCTTGTATATGTTTAATGAACATATGTTCCCTTCCAGAAAAATATTTTTCTAAAATATAATTTATTTGTTTAATAATATGTTCCCTTCTAAATGTAGATGGTGATGTATCTCCATAAATTAAATAATTTCTAAATAATAGTGGATTACTTTTATCAACTTTACCAGTATTAAAACTATTCTTCATTATTACTTTTTTAAATAATGTTTCCATACCATGAAAATTTGCAAAGTCATCAAGTTGTTGTATATTTTTTAAATGCATTTGATATGAATTTTGATAGTTTTTAGTTTTTGAATCCATTGCTTCATATGCATTAATTAAATTTGCTTCACTAGATTTTGTTTTTTTAACAACATCACTAAAACTAACTTGACCACGTAATTTTCTCCCTATATAACTAACATATCCTCCATCCATGATATTTTTTATATATTTATTTATAAATATTTTATGTATTTAGATATCTAAACTTACATTAGAAAATTATTATGATTTATTAGATAGTAAATTTATTGTTAATTATAAAACTATCTAATAAATCATAATCTAAGATATAAAAGATATTAAAAAAATTGAAATTATATTATTTTAAATAATATTGTAATTAAATTTATTTTATATTAAAAAATTTTATATTAAATAATATAATCTTAATCTATAGTGTATATTGTATAAAATGACAACTTTTAATAATTTGATTGGTAGTCTTGATATTGATAACAGTCTTGATATTGATAACAGTCTTGATATTGATAACAGTCTTGATATTGATAACAGTCTTGATATTGATAACAGTCTTGATATTATGAAAAAAGAAAAAGAAATATTATTTACAATAGATACAAAAGAAAGCAATAATAGCAATTTAGCATACATAAATAGTAATAATTCAATATATTATATTAATGTATCTAGATTACATAACCAATCTAAAATACTTGGTCAATATGTTTTAAAACCACATCAATTAACATCATTATATTATATGCTAAAATTAGAAAATATGTTTTATAATGTTAAAACAATAAGTGTAAATAAACGCAAGATAGAATTAGATAATAAATTAGATAATAAATTAGATAATGAAATAATAACTTCTCATTATACAAATATTGGTGTAATATGTGATAAAGTTGGTGCAGGTAAATCATATAGTATTATGGCATTACTTAAAGAATCTAAAAGTATTAATATGAAAAATATGACATTTAGAAATATTACAATTGGTTCTAGCAATATAACATCAAAAACTATTAATAAATTAGATACAAATATATTGCTTGTGCCTCATAGTTTAATTGGACAATGGACTAAATATCTTGAAAAAAGTAGTTTAAAATACCATGTCATTCAAAAAGCAAAAGATGTGTATTCATTGGGAGATAAAGATTGTAAATTTAAAAATACAAAATTGGAAGATGATATTGATGAAATAGGTGATGATGATTTGCCAGATATTAAAACGCAATCTAAGGCAAAAAGTAAAACTACTAGGAAAACAGTATCAAAAAAAACTGCTACTGCTACTGCTACTGCAACTGCAACTGCAACTTCAACTACAACTACAACTGCAACTGCAACTTCAACTACAACTGAAACTGCAACTACAATAGTAAATATAGATGCTACCGCAACTGCAACTAAAAGTAAAAAAATTGTTTTGAAAAAGAAACAAACAGTACCAGATGTACCAGTACCAGTACCCGAAGTAGCAATACTAGTACCAGTACCCGAAGTAGCAGTACCAGTACCAGTACCCGAAGTAGCAATACCATTAATAAAAGATACGCCTGTTTCTATTAAATTATTAAAGGCTGATTTGGAATTACAGAAACGTAATCTTAATAATATTATATCTGAAAAAAATTTTGAACGTAATCAAATTATGAATCAATATAGAAATTTTCAATATAATTCACCAGAATATATTGCTCTAAATATAAAAATTAAAGAATTATATGATGTAATATTATCATATCAAAAAAAACATATTGAAATATGTGATAAAATAAAGAATTTTGATACTGCAAACGGTTCAATAAATGCAACTGATATTCAAAGTATATGCTCGTATTATCATAATATCTATTATCACAATGATGTATTTGATGGAACATATGAGGATGGTTTAAATGACTATCTTAGTAATGGTATTAAAGAATATCTATTAAAATTAAGCCATATAAATAAACCATATGTCGATTCATTAGATGTAATTCTTATAAGTGATAAATTCTATAATTTATTCTCACTATATCTCTTACGGGATAACTATACTGTTAACCGTATAATTGTTGATGAATGCAATAGTATTAAAACATCAAAACTTATTGAAAATAATACAATATTTACATGGTTAGTATCTAGCTCAATTGATAGTTTAATGACATCTAATGGTTATATTATAAAAACGCAAACTCAAAATGCTAATACTGATAATAGATATATTCACCGTTATAGTGAAAAATCAATATTATCAACCGGTTTCATTCTAGATACAATATCTAGACTGTATTCTAATATTAAGGAAAATAGTAAACTATTTCTAATGAATAATCCAGAATATATTAAGCAATCTATCGAATTACCAGAATTAACCATAATTGTTTTAATTTGCAAAGATAATGTAAATATACAAGTTTTAAATGGTATAGTTTCACATGATATAATGAATATGTTAAATGCAGGTGATGTTGAAGGAATAGTAATAAAACTCGATGTCGTTGTTGGCGATGAAAATAATATTATAAAACTCATTACACAAAAATTTCAAGATGACTTGAAAATAAAGGAATATGAGCTTAAAGTAGCCATTGAAAACCCAAATTATAAAGCATCAAATGAAAACATTGGTGTTGTTAATAAGAGAATTGCTATTAGCGAATTAAAGACAAAAATACAATGTATCGAAGACCGAGTTAAAGCTGTTGAAAATTGCCCAATTTGTTTGGATGATTTTTCAAATCCTACAATTACACCTTGTTGTAATAATAAGTTTTGCTTTAATTGTATTACAATGACTCTAAATAGTAAGAGCAATTGTCCTACTTGTAGAGCAAGTTTAACATTAGATAAATTACTATTAGTATCTAGCACTATTAATGATAAGAAAAATAATAATAGTAAAAGTAAAGAAAATAATAAGCTATTAATTATAAACCCTAACTTATCACTTAATGAAAATATTGATATATTTAAACAGAAATCTAATGAATATACAAAATATGAAAATATGGATAAAATATTCGAATTGAATCAACATAACCCTATTAAGAAATACTTGATATTTACTGAATATGAAAGTGCATTGAATACTAAAATAACATCAATACTTGATAAATGGAGATTGAAATATGGTCGCATTAGAGGAACTAGTGCTACAATTAATAAACAAATTGAAAACTATAAAAATAAAGATGGTGAAACTAATGTTTTACTAATTAATTCTAAATTCTTTGGTAGTGGTATGAATTTGGAAAATACCACTGATATAATTATTTTACATAAAATGAGTAGTGATATTGAAATGCAAGCCATTGGGCGTGCACAGCGTTTTGGTCGCGAAGGAAAACTCCGCGTTTGGAAACTATATTACCAAAATGAATGTTAATAATATATAATAAATATATAATAAATATATAATAAATATATAATAAATATATAATAAATATATAAAAAATTAAAAATGAATATAATAAATCATATACCTAAAATTACATGTACTATATTTGCTATCACATGGGGTTATTACATTTTGTTTGTTTTATTATCTGGTGGTAATATTTTTTTTGAACCAGGATTTAAACATGATTTAAAATATTTAATGTATAGTATAATTTGTTTTTTACTACTTTCTTACGTAGAAATTAATTTAGGAATGAAGAATTTTATAATATTTTTATTATCAGTATATGCTATAAGAATTATTAGTTCTCTTAGCGGTGATTATGGTGTTTGTTCTAATACTTCTCCTAAATGTATTCCAAATATTACTATTATGTCTGAAGTAATTGATATTACAGTACCTCCTACTCAATTACCAGTACCAAATTTACTTATGGATGGATTGTTAATACCAGCTATTGCAGCTATATTAGTGATATTTATATCTAATAGTAAAAATAATATATTTAAGATTATTTGTATATTAGTAATATTAGGATTATATTTTCTAATATTTTATCTAAATAAGAATATATCATATAAAGATATATACTGTAATGAAAAAGAAAAAATTTGTTATACATTTCTAAGCGAGTCATTAATATATGCAGTGTCAGTTATATCTAGCTTTATAATTGTTACATATTTATAATGAGTTTATAATGAGTTTATAATGAGTTTATAATGAGTTTATAATGAGTTTATAATGAGTTTATAATGAGTTTATAATGAGTTTATAATGAGTTTATAATGAGTTTATAATGAGTTTATAATGAGTTTATAATGAGTTTATAATGAGTTTATAATGAGTTTATACTCAAATAAATTATAATAATAATAATATCATTTAACAATGATGATTTTCATAAGGTAAATCTAGATTTGGTGGTGATGTAAGTTCATTTATAATAATTTCATCATCACTTGATTCATCATGATTCTCATGATTCTCATTTTTTTTATCATTATTAGTATCGGTATCATTATTAGTTGTTTTATTCTTCTTATTTTTTTTCTTATTCTTTTTAATTTTCTTTTCTTGCAAACTTGTATTAGATAAAATATTATTCAAATCTTCTTCTTTGATAATGTCTTTTTCTTTCTCTTTCTCTTTTTCTTTTTCTTTTTCTTGTTTTAATTTTGCCTCAGCAACTGCTTTTGTAATTTCAGCCTTATATTTTTCATCATGACTTTTTTGTTCCTTAGTATCCTTTACCTTTTGTTCCTTATCCATCTGTTGTCTCATAATCTGTGCATCCTTATTCAATACATCAACTTCCCCAATTGTAATACTCAAACACCCCTTATAATCAATTAACCCAGTATGATTCAAATTAGTGTTTAAATCAAGCCATAATTCACCACCAATATCAATCCAACGTTTGCAAAACAAATAATCCTCACTTAAATATACTCGACTAACAGGGTCAATGGCACAATCAAATAAACAATAGAAATAGTCTTCAGCTTTATTTTGACCCTGTGCATATCCCGCAACATTATTTCTATATTTAGTCTCAGGAAATTTTGCAATCATCTTATGAATAGCACTCTTACGAATTAACATGAAACCCGTTCCTATATCCTTAACTTGTGCTAAACCATTATCCAATTTAATAACAACATTTTCACCCTCTTTATGATATATAGGATTAAACACATAATCAAGCGATTTTGCCATTAATTCGTCATCTTTAAGATTAGGATTCTTATTAATATGATGCTTAATCTTATCCCAGTTGAAACATTTCTTAGGATAACACCCGCCACTCAATTCCTTACCACTCAATAGCAATTTTACAATACTTATCCAACTAAATGTAATGTCTGCATCAATGAACATAAGATGCGTTGCTGTATCATCACCCATGAAACGCGCAACAATACCATTACGAGCCCTTTGTATTAAACTTTCATTACCAATTGTCATCATTTCAAATGGAATATTGAGCTTAGTAAAATTAACAGACAAATCAAGCATACTTTGAAAAAAACCATTATGGAGTAGACCTCCAAAACACGGTGTTCCAATGACAATTTTAACCTTGTTTCTCATAAGAAACTGTTTAACTGCATTTAGAATAATATCGCCTTGGCTTGGTTGCTGTTGGTGTTGGTGATTGGAATTAGACATGATTGATTATAAATTTGGATTTTATATTTCATTATATTCATATGTATTATTTATCATAATGTTTATATGTTTAAATTAGTTATTATTTATTAATTATTAATTATTAATTATTAATTTATTTTGAATTTATTATTAATTTAATGTTTTTTATTTTGAATTTATTATTAATTTATTAAACTTAAAACTATATCTAGAACTATATATAAAATAAAAGTGAAAAATATTAAAATAATTTAGAATATTGAAATATATTTAATATATTAATAAAAATATATTTGAAAAATGGATTCATCATTAATACCAATGAATATTGCATTTAAGGAACCAATTGTTCATGATAATTTAGATGTCGTAGATGTCGTAGATGTCGTAGATGTCGTAGATGTCGTAGATGTCGTAGATGACAAGAATGATGATATTAAACTTAGTAATCTAGATAGTCTTAGTGATGCTTTCAGTAATGAAACGCTTGAAACGCTTGAAACGCTTGAAATAAATGCGAATCCCACCATTACTAAACTTAAAGGTGTATCAATTTGCCTTAATATGATAGTTCGCAATGAATCTAAAATTATTACACGCGTATTACAATCTGTTCTCCCAATTATTGATACATATGTAATCTGTGATACTGGTTCCACAGATAATACAATTTCAATCATAAAGGACTTTTTCAATTCGAAAGGAATAAAAGGCGAAGTTATTAGCGAACCTTTTAAGAACTTTGGATATAATAGAACCTTTGCATTAAATGCTGCCAAAGGTAAAGCAACATATGCCCTATTACTAGATGCAGATATGATATTTAAAATTGAACCATCATTTGACAAACAAAGTCTAACTGCGGATTCTTATCTCATAATCCAAAAAGGTTGTGGTCTTTCATATCATAATACACGTCTTATAAAATTAGGTATTGGGGCTAAATGTGTGGGACCAACCCATGAATATTATGATTTACCAGGTGGTTCTCGAAGTGAAAAAATCGATACCATATGGATTGATGATATTGGTGATGGTGGAAGCAAAGGTGATAAGTTTGAACGCGATATACGTCTACTTAAACAAGGCATTATTGAAGAACCAAATAATGGTCGATATTATTTTTATCTTGCAAATTCATATTTTAATTGTAATAGAAAAGATGAAAGTATTGAATATTATAAGAAACGGATTGAAATTGGAGGTTGGGTAGAAGAAGTATTCTATGCACATCTAAATCTGGGACATGCTTATATAACTACAAAACAAGATGAGCTAGCAATATGCACTTGGATGAATGGTTATAATATGCATCCCGAAAGGAGCGAAACTATTTATGAAATATGCAAATATTATAGGGAAAAAGGGAAAAATAAAATTGCTATGACATTTTGTATGTTGGGAAAATCTATTCCTTATCCTAAAAATGATACCCTATTTATTCATAATGATATTTACGATACGGGTTTTGACTATGAACTAAGCATTCTAGGATATTATAATAATCATCCAAATATGCATAAAGTAATTTGCAAACTAATGAATAAAACTAGCCAGAATTATGATAATTTGCTATCTAATTATAAATTTTATTGTCCAAAGATAAGTTCAGCAGTCGCATCATCATCATATCTACTCAAAAAAATTGGAGCTATACAAATGAAAGATAATATTAATGTGTGCGGAACTACATATGCAATGAGTGGGTCTAATCCTTGTATATTTAAAAATGGTTCTAAACCCGATGGTTTACCTAGATATATGATTAATATTAGATTTGTTAATTATCACTTAAATTATAATGGAAGCTATCATTTTGAAGTTAATGATAATAAAATAGTTACAGTTAATAAAATTTATGAGCTAGATGATGAATTTAATATTATTGAAACATCAGTAAAGACTTATATTCCTGAAAGTAATAAATTGCGATATGTTGGTATGGAAGATATGAAACCTTTTTCAGATATTACTAATAATATATTGTTCTTAGGAACTTGTGAAAATCCAGAGACTGGTCGTATTTCTATGGGTTATGGTGCAGTAAATCCAGACTCATATGAATATAATAAGACTCTAATATATAATGTTGTCAATACACCATTTAATAAAGATTGTGAAAAGAATTGGGTTTTATATAATGATTTGCAAGGAGATGTTAAAGTAATATATCAATGGTATCCACTTACAATTTGTAAAATAAATAATAATAAACATATTTTTGATATTAGTTATGAAAATTATCATACTGAAAATAATTCTAAGATTTTTGATATGAAACCGAGTTTAGAAGTTATTGAAAAGAAAGATATGCCGCCATTTTTTCGAAATGTGCGAGGGTCTAGCAATGGATGCGAACATAATGGTGAAATATGGTTTATTTGCCATGTTGTGGAATATTCACAACCGCGAGAATATTATCATTTATTTGCAGTATTTGATAAGAAAACTATGAATCTTAATCGATGGTCGCATTTATTTAAATATGATGGCGAAAAGATTGAATATTCATTGGGACTTGTTGTTGAAGAAAAGAAAATTATTGTTTCATATAGCAGATGGGACCGCGAACCAACAATTGGTATATATGATAAAGAAAAAATCGAAAATGAAATGTTTTAAGTTTTGATTAAGTTTTGGTTAAGTTTTATTTTTTTATGTTTTGGTTAAGTTTTATTTTTTTATGTTTTTATGTTTTATAAAAAACTTATTTTATAATTTCTAATATATAAAAACTTATTTTATTAAATTATAGAATCTGCTCCTGAACTGAGAGGCTTTAGCCTCTCCATAGTTTTAGTTAAGTTTTATGAAAAACTTAAGTGACAGTGTATGTTCCATTAGATGTAATTGTTGTTCTAGTATTAGTATTAGTGTTATAAAATATTACAACTCCGTTTGCACCATTAGCTGAACCATTGAATTGTGGTGGTGGTAAAGGTGTAGTGGTATAATTTATTGGTGTTGTACCATCACCACCAGCACCTCCACCACCACCTCCACCATAATTTGGAATCGCATAAAAATCAGGAGTTCCTCCAAAGCTAGAATAACCATTTCGTGTTGAAAATCCCTGTCCTGCATTTGTACCTCCTTTATAACCATTAGCATAGGAACTAACTTGAGAACCACCACCACCACCAGAACCATAAACTCTATTAGTTACACCATCTCCAATATTAGATGTAAAACCTGTAGCTCCATTAGTAATACTAGCAGGGTTGCTTGTAGATGTAGCATCATGCCCTATATCAGTACCACCACCACCACCACCACCACCACCATAAGTACCTGAATTATAACCATTACCTCCTACTGTTATACCATTTCCAGCTATACCTGGAGTTCCATTATACATTGCACCTCCACCATACCCTGCTGAATATCCAACACCTTGACCACATCCTCCACCATTAGAAGTTATTGTTCCTATTGTTAAACTAGAAATTATACTCGGATTACCATTACCTGGGGATGAAGAACTTGCATATACACCTCCATTTCCAACAGTAATAGTAATAATATCTTCAACAAAAATATTAAATGAACTAGACAATACTTGACCTCCTGCACCACCTCCAGCAGATATACCTGGATAACCACCAGCACCTCCTCCACCTACTATTAAATATTGGATTAAACGTGATACTTTAGTAACAGTAATTGATAAAGGTATTGTAATTGGATAACTATAACTAGTTATAGCAGTAATAGTATAATTTGTTGAACTCGATGTAGTTGTCGGTGTTCCACTAATAGTTCCATTTGATGTATTTAATGAAATACCATTTGGTAATGATGAACTAACACTATAACTATAAATTGGTAATACACCTGTAACACTAGGCAATAGTGGTGTTATAGCTACATTTTGATAATATGTTTGTGGTGTTGTATATGTAATTGTTGGTACACCTAAAAGAAAATTTCCTAATCCAGATGTAAATCTAATAACTGTATTACTCCCTTGTGTAGTAATATTATATACACCCGTTGCTCCTCCTGTATATGATGAAGTAGGCATAGATAATATTACTACTCCTGAACCTCCCAATCCCCCTTGAATATATGATTCAGTGGTACCCTTAGCTCCACCACCCCCTCCTCCGCCTGTATTTACAGTTCCATTTGAAGGTAATATTAAATTACCTAATGTTGCATAATCGGCGGCACCACCCGAACCACCACCAGTTCCACCTATTCCAACAGTAATGGTATTTCCAGATGTATATTGAACTCCACCTCCTCCACCAGAACCATATGTAGTAATAGTTCCAGTAATATTACTAGATAATCCAGAACCTCCATTACCACCATTACCAATACCACCTGCACCACCAATATATGTTGCATTACCACCTGGAAATCCTACAATACCTGCACCCCCTCCTCCTGCTAAATAATTATTTACTCCACCTACAATACCAGTTCCTCCTGCACTACCATCAGCAGAACCTGTTCCAACTGGTGTTCCTCCATCATAACTACCACCACCAGAACCTGCCCCATTTTGAGTATAACCACCAACATATGTGCTTGACCCCCCAGCTCCTCCACCGAGAGCGATGAGGTTTAATGAAATTTCAGTTGATGTTAGATATGATGATAAACCATTTTGACCGGTTATTGATGTGCTATATGTAGGGCATGTTCCTACATTTGAAGAGAAATATGTTCCCACACCAACATTAGTTAATGTTCCAGATAATACTATTCCACCTCCACCACCTCCACCATCTCTGGTAGAAGCATAACCACCAGCTCCACCAGCTCCTACTACTAAATATGTAATATAACTAATTGTAGGTGGTGCTGCAATACTAATTGATATAGGAAAACTAACTGTCGTATTATAATTATTTGTAAGTCCTGAAATATTATAAGATGTAGATGAAAGAGTTGTTGTAGGTTTACCACTAATTACACCATTAGAAGTATTTATTGATAAACCACTAGGAAATGCAATATTAGATGAGTAATATGATACTGGAAAATAACCAGTTACAGTTGGACCAAATGATGCAATATCTATATTCTGGTAAAATGAATTAGGTGTATTATAAGTAAAAGTCGAACCACCAATTGTATATGTTCCAGAAGTAGTAAATTTTGTAACTACACCATTTACAGATATAAAAACAACTCCGGAACCACCATTACCACCAATACCGCTATTAGTTCCACTTGCTCCACCACCGCCTCCACCTCCATAACCATTAGTAGCACTTGTAGCAGGAACATTTTGAGATGGACCTGCATTATAAAGACCACCATTTCCTGCATTAGTGCCACCAGTTCCTCCTGATAATCCATATCCAAAAGCAAGTGTAATAGAACCACTACCTCCTCCACCTGACCCATATGTTACATTAGTTACTCCATTTTCTATATTACTTACAAAACCTGTTGCTCCATTACCAGCATTAAAAAAACCAGAATATACACCTCCATTTCCTCCCCCATTACCACCACTACCACCACTACCACCACTACCACCTCCTCCACCAAATGTAGCATATCCACTATATGGGTCAGAGCCACCTCCACCATTTCCTCCTTGTCCGGATGTTCCATTTGCCGGTGATGTATTACTACCAGCACCTCCACCAGCACCTCCTGTTTTTGCATTATATTGTGTATTTATACCTCCACCTCCACCTCCTAATGCTACTATATTGATTGCATTTAATGTATTTACTATACTACTATTACTACCATTATTTACAGATGAATAACTTGATGTTCCACCTAAACCTACATTAACAGTAATAGTTGAACCATTAGTTATTGAAAATGTTCCTGATAATACACCCCCACCACCTCCACCTCCGCTAGCTCTAGATGATGCTGACCCACCAGCACCTCCACCTCCAACAACTAAATATGTAACTGTTACTACTGGTGCTGGGAGAACGGTCAAGGTAATATTAGAAGTAGCAGTATAATTAAATGATGTATTTGAATTAATAGTATATAATGTAGATACACTATTACTAGTTGGTATTCCACTAATAGTGCCATTGGATGTATTTAAAGATAATCCTGTTGGTAATGTAGATGGTGTGGAATATAAAACTAATGGATAAGCACCTGATGCTAATGAATATAGGGGTGGTATTAGAATATTTTGATTATATACATTTGGTGTTGTATAATTTAATTTTGGCGTAGCATAATTTAAGAATGAATTAATTTGTGCAATTTCTGCATCTAATATACTTGTATTATCTATGCCAGTTGGTCCAGTTGGTCCAGCATAAGTTGTGGCACCATCTTTACCTCTCATACCAGTGGGACCTGTATTTCCTGTGGGACCAGTATTGCCTGTACGACCTGTATTACCTGTATTACCGGTGGGACCTGTATTACCAGTTGGACCAGTATTGCCTGTTTTTCCTGTATTTCCTGTATTACCTGTGGGACCTGTATTACCAGTAGGACCCGTATTACCTGTATTTCCAGTATTTCCAGTTGGACCTGTATTGCCAGTAGGTCCTGTGGGACCTGTATTTCCTGTACGACCTGTATTGCCTGTGTTTCCAGTAGGACCTGTATTTCCAGTAGGTCCAGTATTGCCTGTACAACCTGTATTACCAGTAGGACCCGTATTACCTGTATTACCTGTATTTCCAGTAGGACCTGTATTGCCAGTGTTTCCTGTATTGCCTGTGTTTCCAGTAGGTCCTGTATTACCAGTATTTCCTGTATTACCTGTATTACCTGTATTTCCAGTAGGACCTGTATTGCCAGTGTTTCCTGTATTACCTGTGCAACCTGTATTACCTGTATTACCTGTATTACCTGTATTACCAGTGTTTCCTGTATTTCCTGTGCAACCGGTGGGTCCTGTATTTCCAGTATTACCAGTGTTTCCTGTATTTCCTGTATTACCAGTAGGTCCTGTATTACCTGTGCAGCCTGTATTTCCAGTATTACCTGTATTACCTGTGTTTCCAGTAGGACCTGTGTTTCCAGTAGGACCCGTATTTCCTGTATTGCCAGTGTTTCCTGTATTTCCTGTGCATCCGGTGGGTCCAGTTGGTCCTATATCTCCCTTATCTCCGTTTATTGAAAATGTAATTACTAAATTTTCTAAATCAGTAAATGATATAGCATGACCACAAATATAACTACATGATATTGTAAAGAAATCGCCAATTGGCGGATTGTGTTCTACAATATTTGTAATATTATAAAATGAATACAGATTTTGATTAATTTTATTATAAATATTAAATTGACCTTTAACGACACTGGTGCTATTATTTAATGTTCTTAAAAACATATGTATATCATTACCATCTGCCGTTATATCACTAATATATAATTCATTTGCAATAGTAATATTAGCATTATTAAAGCTTAATTTACCAATTGTAGGGTCAGTAATAGATGTATTTGAATTAAATAAATAATTATAAATTTCACTTCCATAACCACCTTTTATTCCTGTGGGACCTGTATTACCAGTATTTCCTGTACATCCTGTATTTCCGGTGTTTCCAGTATTTCCTGTATTACCAGTATTGCCTGTGCAACCAGTTATAGAATTATTAAATTCCAAAAATATTTTATTACCAGATATACTATTAATTGTTAATTGTTGTGATGGGGAACCTATTGTATCTGGTAATACTAAACTATAATTTTCATTTGTATTTGTGCTAGATACTATACTTACTACATTACCATTTGTGTTGGTAAAATTAACTCCATCGCCTTGTGTTAATGCTATTGATGCATTAAAATATGAATTTAAAGACATGTAGTGTTTTTGTATTTAAGTATTGTTCTGTTAGGTCTTATATATTTAGTCGTGTGAGTATTCTGTTATGTCTTATATATGTGTTATGTCTTATATATGTGTTATGTCTTATATATGTGTTATGTCTTATATTGTATATTTTATATATATTCTATAATTTTTGTTATTATATAAGTAAAAAAATTAAAACTAAAAAGGCAATAAAACATATATTTAAAAACTGAATATTAAACAGGAAACTTTAAACAATTGTTATAGATATTGTGCCTGATGCTATATAACTGAATGTTGTATTTGAACTAATAGTATATACTGTTAATGAACTAGTATTTGTTGGAGTTCCACTTATTATACCATTTGTAGCATTAATAATTATACCGTTTGGAAGAGTTGGTGTAGAATTATAATTTGATAATGGATAAACACCACCTCCTCCAATAGTAGGTGATAATGGTGTAATCATAACATTATTATTAAATGTTTGTGGACTAGTATAAGATATTGTTGGTATAATTGTATTTAGAAAAGAATTTATTACTTGTATTTGGGATTCAACAACTGCTGTATTTGTTAACCCAGTGGGACCAGTTGAGCCTGTATTAGAAAATATTCCTTGATATCCTGTTGGTCCTGTATTACCAGTATTGCCTGTATTGCCAGTAGGTCCAGTATTACCAGTAGGTCCAGTATTACCTGTATTACCTGTATTACCAGTATTACCTGTATTTCCAGTAGGACCTGTATTTCCTGTATTTCCTGTATTTCCTGTGTTTCCTGTATTACCAGTAGGACCTGTATTGCCGGTGTTTCCAGTATTGCCAGTATTTCCAGTGTTTCCTGTATTGCCAGTAGGTCCTGTATTACCAGTAGGTCCAGTATTACCTGTATTACCAGTATTACCTGTATTACCTGTATTTCCAGTAGGACCTGTATTGCCAGTGTTTCCTGTATTGCCAGTGTTTCCTGTATTGCCAGTATTTCCAGTATTTCCAGTGGGACCTGTATTGCCGGTGTTTCCAGTATTGCCTGTATTGCCAGTTGGACCTGTATTACCAGTAGGACCTGTATTGCCAGTAGGACCTGTATTGCCTGTGTTTCCAGTATTACCAGTATTACCTGTATTGCCTGTATTGCCAGTATTGCCAGTAGGTCCTGTATTTCCAGTATTACCAGTATTTCCTGTGCAACCTGTATTGCCTGTGTTTCCAGTGGGACCTGTATTTCCAGTATTTCCAGTGGGACCTGTATTTCCGGTGTTTCCAGTATTCCCAGTGTTTCCTGTATTACCTGTATTACCTGTGCAGCCAGTATTGCCTGTATTACCTGTATTGCCAGTATTTCCGGTATTTCCAGTGCATCCGGTAGGACCAGTAGGTCCCATATCACCTGTGGTTCCCTTATCACCAGTTCTTGCAAATATTATAACAACATTTTCTAAATTAGAAAAGCTAGATACGGTTCCATCAATATACCCGCCACTAACACTAAAATAATTACCATTAGGAAGATTATTTTCTATTAATGATAAAATACTATAAAATGCATATTGTGTTGGTAATAAACGATTTTGGATTTTAAAATGTCCTTTAATACCACTGGTGCTGTCATCAATTGTTCTTAAATAATTATGGATATCTATACCATCTGCTGATGTATCACTAATATATAATTCATTTGCACTAGTAATATTACTATTATTAAGACTTAATTTACCAGTTGTAGGGTCTGCATTTGATGTATATGAATTAAAAACATAATTAAAAGATTCTCCTCCAAATTCACCTTTGGGTCCTGTATTGCCAGTGGGACCAGTATTACCAGTGGGTCCAGTATTACCAGTGGGTCCTGTATTGCCAGTGGGACCAGTATTACCTGTATTGCCAGTTAATGAATAGTTAAATTCCGTAAACACATCATTTCCAATTATATTATTGATGGCTAATTGTTGTGATATTAAACCTATTGTATTTGGTAATACTATATTAAAATTACTAGTTGTAGTTGTGCTAGATACAATACTGACTACATTACCATTGGTGCTGGTAAAATTAACTCCATCACCTTTTGATAATTCAATAGATGCATTGTAATATGATTTTGATGACATGTTAGTTTTATTTATATTTTACAATAATTACAATAATTACAATAATTACAATAATTACAATAATTACAATAATTACAATTGTATATATAGATATGTATAAATATGTATCTAGATATATATGTATATTACTATTACTATTTAGTGTCATATATTAAATATAATAAAAATAAAGCTTTATATTTAACTTTATTTGTAATAATAATTGTAAACATAAATAAAATAAATCATGTATCTAGATACTTAAAATAAATTAATAAATATAAATTAATAAAAATAAATAATGTATCTAGATACTAAAACTCAAAATATACTTAAAATATACTCAAAACAAACCAGCACCTGTATTTAAAACTTGCCATGCATCAATACCATCACCCAAATATACTAATGATGAACTTTGACCACTAGTAGTGAATACTAAACCATTTGAATATCCAGTACCTACAATAACCCCATTGCTCCCAAAGTCAGCTATTATACTAATTACATTTGAACCCCTATTATTATATATTAAATTAAGTTTTTGACCATCAAAACCTGCACTTACATTAGCCCAATATGTTCCCACTGGTGATGTATTTATAAAGTCAAATAATATGGTATCATTTGTTAAAGGAATTGTCCATGAACTATTTGAGTTATACCCGCCAGGTTTGCTACTGGTTCTAAATATGCTATTTTGAACAAAACCCGATATTATTAATGAATCAGTATTTGCATATATGTTTCCATTTGATGAATTTAGTTCAATATTACCTATATTATTATTCAATTTCATATTATTACCAGAAATCAATTGCATTTCACCAGTACCTTTTGTTGATATAGTTAGACCTATATTTGATGTTACCGTACTATTTGATACAATTGTTGGAACATTCGAGTATTCGGCATTACTAATATCTATATAATGGCTTGCATTTGGTTGTGATGTATTATTTTTTAATACTATTATATTATTGTTAATATCTGCTGTATTATCGCCATTATAAACTAATCTATTTGTATTACTGCCGAATTGTAGCATATTATTACCTATATATAAATTACTACCTAATGATGGACTAGTATCATTTATAATTGCTAGATTAGAATTAACATATTTTGAATTGCTAGAATTATATGTAATATATTGATTATTAAGTAATGGATTGGTATGAACATCTACATCAACTAATTCGCTGAATTGGTCATGATTTGTAATATCAACTAAATCTATCCAATCTGTGTCAAAATTTTTGAATTGAACAGTATTATTTGAATTACTATATCTAATACCAACACCGGCATTGCCTTGATTCAAATTGGGATGTGTTCCATTAAAAAAATTTATATAGCCTCCTGCACATGTTATATTTGATGTATCCAGTGTATAATTATCAGATACTAGTTTAGTTTCTAATTCATGAACTAAATTGCTTTCATCTATAATTATATTATTGTTAAAATATGCATAAGGTGTTGTATATGCTGAACTATCAATATGTAGACGAAAAAAATTACCATCACCATTACTATTAACATCTTTTATAAGAATACCTGCATTTTGGTTATTTGATGAAGATGCCGTAGTATCTGCCGATTTTGGGATTTTAATAGAATTACTTATTGTTATATTACTTAAATTATTGTTTGAATTACTTAATGAATTTATATTTGAAACATTTATACTATCCTGTTTTGCATTAGACATTATTTATATAATTCTTAAACTAGTAGATTTACTATACTATAAGTATATATCTTATCTTATATATATTATATAGTTTTTTGTTTATTTTTATATTTTTACATATACATATACATATTATATTTACATTTGTATCTAGATGTATATTTGTATCTAGATGTATATTGTATTTATATTTAGTTTATAATTATAAAATTTGAATAATAAATAATAAATAATAAATAATAAATAATAAATAATAAATAATAATCTAACAACATATACATGTATTTTTTTTAGAATGTATGTTTGTTTTTAGTGTATAATGTGAGTATTTAGTATTTAGTGTTTTATTATGATATATATAATTGATGGAAGTTAAATATATATCAATAAATTCTGGTATTGTTAAATTACAAATAATCATCATTTTGTCATATTCTCCATTATCCTCAATATTATTTTCAATTACTTTCTTTAATGTATCTAGAACCAAGTTTTTCATTTGTATATAATTTAATTCATTTGATTCTATAAGTAAATCAATCAAGTTTTTTGTTATTGATAAAATATTTTTGGGTGTTATATTACCAATTCCAATACAAGTATTAACATAATCATATAAAATATCTAATTTTAGTAATAAATTTAATGATTTAGTATCAGTGTAGTCGTGTTTTACTGTGTAGTCATCATTTACTGTGTAGTCATCATTTACTGTGTATTCATCTGTTTTATATATATTCATTTTAGATTTGTATTATTACTAATTTAATTTATAATAAATTAAAAAAATAAAACATAAACTTATAGAAATAAAACTTATAGAAATAAAACTTATACAAATTATACAAATATAAAACTATATTAGGTTCTAGATACAAAACATATTTATATACATATTTATATTTATTAGAAAATTATTATAAGTAATATAAACAATAAATACAAACAAATAACAAATACAAACAAATAACAAATACAAACAAATATAAATAACAATGGGTATTTTGCAATCTAAATCAAATATTACTGAGGCTGTTGCTGTTATTGAATCGGGTAAAATTAAAGGAACCGTTGTATTTACACAAAAAGATGATTGTGTTCGCATTAAGGTTGACGTTAAAGGATTAGCAAAAAATCACCTACATGGGTTTCATATTCATGAAAGTGGAGACTTGCGAGAAGGATGCAAATCGTGTTGTGCTCACTATAATCCTGATAAAACCCTACATGGTGGTATTGATGATGGACACGCTGGTGATTTAGGAAACATAAAAACAGATGAGGATGGAGTATGTTCTATGATACTTAAAACTAATAAATTTGTTGTTGATGATATCCTGGGGCGTTCTATTATTATTCATGAGGATGAAGATGACCTAGGAATGGGAAAGTTTGACGATTCGCAAACTACTGGACATAGTGGAGCTAGAATAGCATGTTGTGTAATAGGTATTAGCAAAGATGGAATTTGTAAGTAAAAAATTGATTATATTTTAGTTATTTGTTTATTTTATAATTTCTTATACTGTTTTTGAATTTCTTACTTATAATTTCTTATAATTTCTTATAATGGAATCACATAATGTATGTACATATGATAATTGCATTGCAAATTGCAAGATAAATACTACTGCAAAAAAAACTATGTGTGTTTTAGGTAATTATTGCATAGTTTGTCATCTAAATTTAGGAGCATGCAATCCGCGTCAATATTGCGGGAAAACTCATTGTTTATATGAAAAATATATAGATAATAATGTAGTTAATGATGTAGAAACAAAAAAATAAATTACATTGTTTTTTTATTGAATATTAAATATAGTAAAGTAAATCTGCCTCTATCCTCTTAATCTCGCTTTCACAGAAAAGCATGTGTTCCTCATAATTACCTTTGGCAGCTTCTGTTAATGAAGATAGTTCCAATAACTGTTGAATTTGCAAAAATATTTCACGAAACTCCTTCAAATCTTGGTTTAATTTTAAATACCTATTTTGAGAGAAATCTAAAAATTCTGCAAGAGAATCATAATATATTAAATCAAAAGGCGGTGCGCTTGGTTCTACTTCATAAGTATTTTGTTCTATATTTTTATTTTCAAAACTGAAAACAGTGTCCTCTTCTTGTATAGGTTCTAATTGTTCTTTTACTATTATTGAAGTGTTTTGTTTTTTAAATAAAGGAGATTTGCATTGTAAATGAGATTGAGAGTAAGGAAAATATTCCTGTGAATAATCCATTTTTATATAGATGATTAATACAAAATGATAGTTATTAAAAATATGTAGTATGTAAAAGTTTTCAATTTTTTTATTATAAAAAATATAGAATATCTAAAAATATAGAATATCTAAAAATATAGAATTTTTATAATGAGCTTATCCTTAAATAAAAAATAAACAACTATATTGCCACGCCTGTTAAATGAAATGCAAAATCGGTCAACACTATTCTATATAAGAAAAGATTTGCAAAGTTCTAAAATCTTTTTATTTCTATCTTTCTCATCTTTTGTTTTTGAGTTATATATCATTAAATTTATAATGGCAATTTGATTTTGCCATAATTCTATCTCATTACATGTCGTTTCCAACATATGAATTGGATTATTACTGGGATTGGACACTAATTGGATAGAGTTGGTTAAATGAAGCATACTTGAATCCATTTTTCCTATTTCGACTTAAATTGTTAGTATTGGAATATTGGAGTATTTGAGTAAATATAAAATATAAAATATAATTACATATAATTACATACTAAACACTAAAATAAAATCAATTTTTCTCTAAGTAAGTATAATAATCACTAAAATATATAAAAAACTAAATAATTATATATAACTGAATAGTAGAAAATCAAATATAGAAAATCAAATATAGAAAATCAAATATATATAATTAAGTATCTAGATATATAATTTAAACCCTTGAAGATTTAAAATAATACAAATTGTAAAAATGAATTTATGTAAATATAAAAACCTTTTTGGAGAACCCGGAACTGGAATGCATAGTATTCGTATATTTGATATTGCAATAATTCATATAATAATATTACTAATCGAAGCAATAGTAATACATCAAATTTTCATTGTTATGTGGCTTAAATTAGATAATATCATAAAACTTTGGATGATAATATTATTTCTTTTTATATTTGGAATAATAATCCATCGTATTTTCTGTGTTAGAACAACAGTCGATAAATGGATTTTTAATGAATGATGAATGATGAATGATGAATGATGAATGATGAATGATGAATGATGAATGATGAATGATGAATGATGAATGATGAATGATGAATGATGAATGATGAATGATGAATGATGCACGATACATGATATATATTTTATATCTAAGTATATAATAAGTATATATAAGTATATATAAGTATATATAAGTATATATAAGTATATATAATTTATAATTAAGTATCTAGATACATTATCTATATCTAAAAAAGTTTTTAAAAATAAAAATAAAAATACAATTAAAATAAAATAATGAGTTTATGTAAATATAAAAACCTTTTTGGAGAACCGAGAACTGGTGGTCATAGTTATAGAATATTTGATATTGCAATAGTTGATGTTCTATCTACTGTATTAGTTAGCCTACTATTTCATCAAATAATTATAATTAAATTATTAAATATGAGAAAACATTGCATTATTAGTTTTATAATTGTATTGACAACAGCATTTATATTAGGTGTTATATTACATAGAGTGTTTTGTGTTAGAACAACAGTCGATAAATGGCTCTTTAAGGATTAGGTATTGGTATTGGTATTGGTATTGGTATTTATATATGCATTAATATAGCAAAAAAACGCCGTTAAATAATTTATTAATTTTTCTAATATAAAGAATATTAAACTAGTATAATTTACTATAATATCTAATAAACAAAGGTAAATAAAGGTAAACAGCAAACAAAGGCAAACAAAGGCAAACAAACGCAATACAAAATAGGGAAAATGTTTCTAATCAAGGAAATGTCATACAATACAGAAAATCCCATTTACCAAAAACTACCAAATGAAAAACGCAGTATGTTTATTCCAGAAGCCCGTGTTGCCAAAGATTATTTTAATACTGGGTTTTATGAAAGAGGGCACCTTGATTGGGCATGCGATAATTTCGTAAAGCCAGATAAAAACTGTATTGATATCGGGGCACATATTGGATGGTATACAGTAGATTTTGCCGAAAGGGCAAAGCATGTGTATTCGTTCGAATGTTCCCCCAAATCATTCAATTATCTATGTGCCAATATAGCATTAAATAAGTGCGATTATAAAGTATCTAAATTTAATTGTGCATTGGGTAATCATGACGGAATCGCCCAATATTATATTAGGGACCATCATGATGGAGGAGGTAATGGTATTTCGCAATTTGAATATGATGTTATTAATAATGTGCCATTTATTGATGTTCCTGTTAAAAAATTGGACTCTTTTAATTTAACAAATATTAATTTTATTAAAATTGATGTTGAAGGGCATGAAAAAGAGGTATTGCAGGGAGCTGTTAATACCATTATGGAAAATGATTATCCAAAAATATTTTTTGAATCTTGGGATGCAAGTCAAGAAAAACAAAACTTTCCATCAATTAAATTAAGAGAGGATTTATTTGAATATATTAGGTCGCTAGAATATCGTATAGTTCCAATAGCACATGATATGTTTGTTGCAGAGAGATAATGTGTGTGGGATGTGGTTTTTTGTGATGTGGAGGGTGTGGGGTTTTGTGGTTTTATATTTTTATCAGGTTAATTACTTTCAATACTATTAATAAAATTATTAATTGGTTTTACATTATTACCTCGTAATTTATAATCTCTAAATTTAAGGGGAATATTGTTTTGTTTTGCTAATTCAATAATTTCTTTTATTATTATAGATTCTCTATTGCCTTTACTATTTTTATAATCACCTTTTTTGCCAAGTATCATAATTGTTTTACAATATTTTTCTAATGGTATTTTTTTATTAAACAATATTTCGTGAGAATTACGAAATTTGAAATAATTTGAATCAATTGGACTTTTAACATACATACGAGTTGCAATATGATTTTTAAGTTTTGACAAATTTGGTATGTGTTCTAGATTACCTTTTCCTCGAACTAATATTTCATTATCATATTTAGTATTACTTTTATTATTTATTAAACCATTATTAAATTTTTTTTTGAAACCTGTAATATGTGTTGCATAAAATGGATAATCTGCGAGCAATTGTTTATCTAGAATAATAGCAGATGTCATCCAATGCGGGATTGTATTAGCTTGATTTGGAATATCATAATATAATAATTGGGTAAAAATTTGTCTTGGTGGTTTATCATCTAGCATTATAATTGCATTTTTTGATTTAGGTTTAATATCAATATATCCATCTTTCAAAATATTTAATAGATTTTCATAATATGTTCCATGGACTAAATATTCATCGTGGGTATGGTTATTGGTATTGGTATGGGTTTTGGTTGGGTTTGCTGGATTTGTCTTTTTAGTTTTTTTAGTTTTTTTATTATGTAATTGTGAGGGCATTTTTTATTAGTTTTAATTTATTTATATATAATAATGATATTTTAAATTTGATTTAATTAATTTCAATTTAAAGACAAAATATATTTAATATATATATTATATAAAGTGTAAAAATATTTAAAATGAGTGCTATTGTGGATAATGAAAATGTTGTTGAAAATGTTTTAGTAATTGAAGAATGGAGAAAAATTGATGGATATGATAATTATGAGGTGAGTAGTTTAGGGAGGGTGCGTAGAGATAGAGCAAATAATGAAAAAACTATATTTACAGGTACAAAAGAAATTGATGGATATATTAGAGTAGGATTATCTAAGGATGGTAAATGTAGAAAATATAAAATGCATAGATTGGTAGCACTTGCATTTATTCCTAATACAGACCCAATTAATAAAATAGAAGTAAATCATTTGGGTGAAAAAGATGATAATCGTGTTTGTATGTTAGAATGGGTTTCACCTAAGGAAAATAGTATTCATGGATCTAAGAAAAATAGTGGAACTAATCATAAATTAGCTATTAATCAAATTAACCCTGAAACTGATGAAGTTATTAAATTATATAAAACATTAAATGAAATTAAAGCTGATGGATTTACAATAGATAAAATATATTTATGTATTAATGGTAAAAATAAAACTCATCTTGGTTTTAAATGGGAAAAAGTTGAAGAAATTAATATTACTAATAATGAAGCAGAAACTTATGAAAATGAAATATGGAAAGACTTAAAAGATTCTATATTTGATGAAGTAAATAAATTTACTAATTATAAAGTATCTAATTATGGTAGAATTAAAGGTCATTTTGATAAAATAATGAAACCTTGTGGTATAAATGGAGCATATTCTATGCAATTACGTCATAATAAATTAGCAAAATATATGAGAGTTCATAGATTAGTTTTAATGGCATTTAATATTCCTAGACCAGAAGGAAAAGATGAAGTAGACCATATTGATTCTAATAGTTTAAATAATAAACTTAGTAATTTACAATGGGCTAATCGTCAAATGCAAGTTGATAATGAAAACACTAAAATTAAGAAAACTATTAAGGTTAAATCTATATTAATTTCTACTAATGAAGAAAAAATTTATGGTGGTATTAAAGCTATGGCGAAAGAAATAAAAGTTACTATTAATAAAATTTATAAATGTATTGCTGATAATACAACTTATAAAGGTTATAAATTTGAAATAATTAATGATAAAAATATGAGGACTGAAAAATGTAAGAAATATATTGAAAAATTACAAAATAGAGATAAAGACCCAAATAAATCAGAAATTAAAGTAACATTTAATAATGAAACTAAAATTTATAAAGGTATTAATAAATTATCTAAACAAATTAATATTTCAAGAATTATTATAATTAAATATTCATTACTTAAAAAAACTTATAAAGGTTATAAATTTGAAGTATTAAATACTAATAATGATAATGATAAAATTATTTTAGAAAAAATAAATTCTTCAAAAAAAGAAAAAATTATAAATACTATAAAAGTAATAAATATTGAAACTAATGATGAAACTATATATAAAGGTTTAACATCTTTATGTAAAAAAATACATATGACTCATTTTACTATAATGAAATATGCCAAATCTGGTGAAACTTATAAAGGATATAAATTTGAGATTTTATCAAAAAAAAGTATTATTTAATTCCATCCATTATTTTTATTATTATTTTTATTACCTTTTATATCACTTATAATTTTTCCTTTTTCAAATGTTATTATTCTATCCATACCTACAGTCATTTCATCATCATGAGTAATTACAATAATTGATTTATCTTTGGCAATAATATCAATCATTTTTTTAATCTGTTTTCTACTTTGAGGGTCAAGTGCCGCTGAGGCTTCATCGGTTATAATTAATTGTGCATTTTTCATTGCAGCTCTTAAAAACCAAATCATTGCTAATTGACCACCTGAAAACTTAGACCCATTTTTACCAACTTTATCATCTAATCTTTTTCTAAATATTTGTTCTAATTCTGTAAAACCATTATCTATCATAAATTTAAATATATGTTCTACTGTAATATCAGGTGGAAGACCATATGTTAAATTATCCTTAAGAGACCTATTAAATAATTTAGGTCTTTGAGGAATATATATAATATTTTCTCTTAAATTTGTTATATCAATATCAGTAATTGGCATTTCATTAATATAAATATTTCCACCCTGAAACTTTTGGAGTGAAGAAATCAGTGAAACTGCCGAGCTTTTTCCACTTCCCACAGTCCCACGCATTGCAACTTTCTCAAAAGGCTTAATTCTCAGGTTTAATTTATCAAATAATTTTTCCTTAGCACTAGCGTGGGTGTATTCGATATCTTTGAATACGATGTCCAAACCGAGTTCAGGATTGGGGATTTTCTTGGTCTGTTTGCTGGTATCAGTAAGTGGTAAATCATCAATAAATTTTTGGATGAGTTCAACATGGCTTTTAACGTTCATGAAATCTTTTGCGGAATCATAAAGAGAAATAAGGGAACCGAGAATAGTATAGTTGAGGATGAAAATGCTTACTAAACCAGCAACAGGAATTTTGCCTTTTGTAAATAATGAGAAAGCCAGATAATTTAATCCTACAAAGAGAAATACATTTATAATTGAGAAATATATGCGAAATTTGCGATTACATACGCCGGTGTTATATTGTTCAGTGCTGGTATCATCATTTATATCCTGAATGCGTTTTTTCTCATCTGGGATTTTTTTGCTAGTATAAATGGAAAGTAGATTTTGCAAGGTATCCTCTATTTCCTCATGGCAATTATCATATTTCTGTTCAACCTTTTTAATATTGGCATTGCAAGTGTTGAAATAAAGCCGGGACATTATTAATACAACAGCAATACATCCTAAATACATGAAACCTAATGTAAAATGATGCCTATATAGATAAACAAAATTAGATACAATTAGAATACTGTTAGTAAGAATAAAGCGTTGAACTTGATTTGAAACATCATCTAAAATCCACGGGAGCTTAATGAGTTTTGTAAGAATAGAACCAATTTCGAGTTCTTGATAATTTTGATTATAACGGTCAACTATTAGGTCAAAGAAAAATTGTCTAATATATGCATGGAATTTTGGCCAGATATAATTATCTACATATGAAATACCAATGCTAAATGCCTGAATAATAACCCATATTCCTAAAAGAACACCAAATAGGTATTTAGACTTGGCAATATTTTTATCTTTTAAACTATTTATTACCTCTCCATAATAATGCGGCATGGCAATATTTTGGAGAGGTAATGATATAAATGTTGCTAGATATAAAATGTATAATTTCCAATTATCTTTGACAAAAGATATATATAAATCATAAAGCATAGATGTTTGCATTCTAGATATATATTTGTATTATATTATTAGTTTATTAATATTTTAATTATATTTTAATTGTATTTTATTTGTATTTTATTTGTATTTTATTTGTATTTTATAATAATTTAGATTTGTTTTCTAATATATTTTACTATTTACTATTTTGTATACATATAATATAATTATAAAAAACAACAATGAAAAATAATTAAAATTTAAAAAAAATAATTATAATTTAAAACATATAACATATATATAAAATGACAAACCACACAAATACAAGGGAGCTCGAGGGGCTGAAGCCCTCGTAAAAGGGAGCTCGAGGGGCTGAAGCCCTCGTAAAAGGGAGCTCGAGGGGCTGAAGCCCTCGTAAAAGGAGGTTCGAAAGGAAACTTGGTTCCTTTCTAAGGAGGTTTGAAAGGAACCATGGGTTCCTTTCGTTCCTTTCTCTTAGTTAGAGTAAGCCAAACCTCCCATACCACTCATGATACGAAGAACGTTGTAGTTAACGGCATAGATGTTAAGGTTAAGAGCACCAGCAGATGTTGAACCATTATCTTTATCATAAGCCAATTGGAGAACAGCGTTATCGATACGAGAAAAATTGCAAGTTCCACTGGGTTGGTGTTCTTCAGGAGAAATGGCAAAGGAGTAGGAATAGATATATTGACGGAAACCAGCTTTTAAAGTATCAGCAGTAGTTCCAGCCAAATCACCACCTACACGAGGAACACGAGTATGATGTTCATAGTTTTGAACCTTGCGAAAGTAGTCAGCTTGACGAAGAGAGAAACGGTCATGACCATTGAGTTGGAGAAGAGCAGTAGTAAATGAGTCTATACCACTATTACTAAAACCAGAATAGTTAAACCACCTACAATTACCAGTAGTAATACCAGCAGTTGCACACACAGTAGTAGTGTGAGCCCAGATGAGTTCCTTGACAGGGTGATTGAAGTTCAGAGTCACATTCTTATTAGAATTACCAGATGCAATAGTTTCAGTTCCAGTGAATTGGACTTGTTCAATAAGATATTCATGGCTTACTTGGGCAAAACGACGACGTTCATCAGTATCAAGGTAAACATAATCAACATATAGCTTGCAAGTTGTAAGAGTTGCAGAAGTAAAAGTAGGTAAAGTAGTAGTTACATTCAAAAGGTCAGTATAAGGACGAAGTTCAAGATTAAGCTTAACCTCGTGATATTGAAGAGCAATAAGAGGAAGAGCCAATCCAGGGTTGCGATTAAACCAAAATTGAAAGGGGACATAAAGTCGTCTACCGGTAGTAGTAACAGCAAGACCACCCAAATTTTCATAACCACCTCCAATAGCAATAGATAATTTATTACCAACCATATCGTCATAACCATCACGTTTACCAGCAGGGATGGTGAGTTCAGTCCAGATATTCATCCAATCACCATATTGACGGTCAATGAGCTGACCACCAATTTCGATTTCAGCTTGCTTGACAAGAGCATTACCAACACCATAAGTCCATACATTAGAAGATGAACCAGCACCATTTACACCAACCGGTAGAACAACTTCTAAATACATCTGTTGAATCAAATCACCATTACGGGAAATTGTAGCAGTGACACGCTTGTTGAAATCAGCAGTTCCATTGAACGTCTGTTCAATAGATTCCACAGCAAAGTTAGTGTGGCGACGGTAGACAACCTTGAAAAAGGTAATCTGGGGGTTGCCAGTCAGGTAGATATCCTGGGCACCATAAGCTACAAGTTGCATAAGTCCTCCTCCCATTTTTAATTAGTAATAAATAAAATAATTATTAAAAAGTTAGTTAGTTGGTAAAATGATTATGTATATTAATTTATACAAATATAAAAATTTTTTGAAAAATAACAAAATATATTATAAAAAAGTATTAAAAAGTTTTCTAAAACATTTTTTAAAAATTATAATTACTTAAAATACAGTATATTTATGTTTATTCAATTAAAATTTTAAAATAATATTATAAAATAATAAAAAAAAATGTAAAGTATCTATTTTTTTAAACTGAAATGAACCAATGTTCCTTTCGAACCTCCTTTGAAAGGAAATAAATATTTTATTATTAAAAAATGAGGAGGTTCGAAAGGAAACTTGGTTCCTTTCAAAGGAGGTTCGAAAGGAACCATGGGTTCCTTTCTTAGTTAGAATAAGCCAAACCTCCCATACCACTCATGATACGAAGAACGTTGTAGTTAACGGCATAGATGTTAAGGTTAAGAGAATTAGCAGTTTCAGCAGCTTTATTGTAAGTTAATTGGAGAACAGCGTTATCGATACGAGAAAAGTTGCAGGTTCCACTGGGTTGATGTTCCTCGGGAGAAATTGCAAAGGAGTAGGAATAGATATATTGGCGGAAAGCCGCAGTCGTGGTATCAGCATAGGTTCCAGCCAAATCAGCACCTACACGAGGAACACGTGTATGGTGTTCATAGTTTTGAACCTTGCGAAAGTAGTCAGCTTGACGGACAGAGAAACGGTCATGACCATTGAGTTGAAGAAGAGCAGTTTGAAAAGAATCAACACCATCACCACTATTAACACCAGAATAATTGAACCAACATCCATTACCAGTAGTTCCACCACCTGGTGCAGCTGCATGAGCAGCAGTAGTATGAGCCCAGATGAGTTCCTTGACAGGATGATTGAAGTTAAGAGTAACATTCTTATTGGAGCTATCAGCTGCAATAGTTTCAGTTCCTGTAAATTGGACTTGTTCAATAAGATATTCATGGCTAACTTGGGCAAATCGACGACGTTCATCAGTATCAAGATAAACATAGTCTACATAAAGTTTGCAAGTAGTAAGAGTTGAAATTGATGGAGTAACAGCAGCATGTACATTTTGCAAAACATCACCAATTGGTCGAAGTTCAAGATTAAGTTTAACCTCATGATATTGAAGAGCAATAAGAGGAAGAGCCAATCCAGGGTTGCGATTGAACCAGAATTGGAATGGAATATAAAGACGTTTTGTTCCAGAATTTGCATTAACACCACCAATTTGGTCAGCATTAGTTGCAGTTTTCAATGCATTACCAACCATATTATCATAACCATCCCGTTTACCAGCAGGGATGGTGAGTTCAGTCCAGATATTCATCCAATCACCATATTGACGATCAATGAGCTGACCACCAATTTCGATTTCAGCTTGCTTGACAAGGGCATTACCGACACCATAAGTCCATGTTCCAGTTGCACCAACAATAGGTAAAACAACCTCCAAATACATCTGTTGAATCAAATCACCATTACGAGAAATGGTAGCAGTGACACGCTTGTTGAAATCAGCAGTTCCATTGAACGTCTGTTCAATAGATTCCACAGCAAAGTTAGTGTGGCGACGGTAGACAACCTTGAAAAAGGTAATCTGGGGGTTGCCAGTCAGGTAGATATCCTGGGCACCATAAGCTACAAGTTGCATAAGTCCTCCTCCCATTTTTGATTAGAAATAAATAAAATAATTATTAAAAAGTTAGTTGGTAAAATGATTATGTATATTAATTTATATGAATATAAAAATTTTTTTAAAAATAACAAAATAAAAAGAATTTGTAGAAATTTATAAAAGTTTTTTAATTTTTTATAATAAATTTATAATTATATTATATTTAATTACACTAATAAAAACAATATGTGTAATTATAAAATATATAACATATCTAAAATTATCTATTTTTTTAAACTTTGTTTTTTTAAAAATTATAAATTGACAAATACAGGGGAGCTCGAGGGGCTGAAGCCCTCGCAAAAGGAGGTTCGAAAGGAACCATAGGTTCCTTTCTTTTAATTGCTGTAAGCCAAACCTCCCATACCACTCATGATACGAAGAACGTTGTAGTTAACGGCATAGATATTAAGGTTAAGTGCTCTATTTTCTTTATTAACTAGATCAGTCTGTGGGTCAGTAGAATAGCTCAATTGTAGAACAGCATTGTCAATGCGCGAAAAATTGCAAGTTCCGCTGGGTTGGTGTTCCTCAGGGGAAATGGCAAAGGAATAGGAATAGATATATTGTTGACGATTATCAGTAGTATCTAAATCAGCACCAACACGAGGGACACGGGTATGATGTTCATAGTTTTGAACCTTACGAAAGTAATCAGCATAACGAACAGAGAAACGGTCATGACCATTTAGTTGAAGAAGAGCAGTATTAAATGAATCTTTAGAATCAGCATTTTTACCAGAGTAATTAAACCATCGATTTCCGGCATAATCAATTGTTGTATAAGCAGATATAGTGTGAGCCCAAATTAGTTCCTTGACAGGGTGATTGAAATTAAGAGTTACATTTTTATTAGAATCGCCAGTTGCAATAGTTTCAGTTCCAGTGAATTGGACTTGTTCAATAAGATATTCGTGGCTTACTTGGGCAAAACGACGACGTTCATCAGTATCAAGATAAACATAATCAACATAAAGCTTGCAAGAAAAAAGAGAAGCGCTTGTAACATTAGCTCCATTAACTAAATCAGCAACAGGGCGTAGTTCAAGATTAAGCTTAACCTCATGATATTGAAGAGCAATAAGAGGAAGAGCCAATCCAGGATTACGATTGAACCAGAATTGGAATGGAACATACAAACGATTTTTTACAGTTGCAGCAGGAAGAGCACCAGTTTGTGAAACATTACTAGCTTTATTACCAACCATATCATCATAACCAGCTCGTTTACCAGCAGGGATAGTGAGTTCAGTCCAGATATTCATCCAATCACCATATTGACGGTCAATGAGCTGACCACCAATTTCGATTTCAGCTTGCTTAATAAGAGCATTACCAACACCATAAGTCCACACTGAACTTGTGACAGCAGTTGCAGGTAAAACAACCTCCAAATACATCTGTTGAATCAAATCACCATTACGAGAAATGGTAGCAGTGACACGCTTGTTGAAATCAGCAGTTCCATTGAACGTCTGTTCAATAGATTCCACAGCAAAGTTAGTGTGGCGACGGTAGACAACCTTGAAAAAGGTAATCTGGGGGTTGCCAGTCAGGTAGATATCCTGGGCACCATAAGCTACAAGTTGCATAAGTCCTCCTCCCATTTTAATTAGAAATAAATAAAATAATTATTAAAAAGTTAGTTAGTTGGTAAAATGATTATGTATATTAATTTATACAAATATAAAAATTTTTTGAAAAATAAAAAAATATATTATAAAAAAGTATAAAATAAAACATTTTTTAAAAATTATAATTACTGAAAATACACTATATTTATGTTTATTCAATTAAAATTTTAAAATAATATTATAAAATAATAAAAATTATCTATTTTTTTAAACTTTGTTTTTTTAAAAATTATAAATTGACAAATACAAGGGAGCTCGAGGGGCTGAAGCCCTCGCAATTAGTTAGAATAAGCCAACCCTCCCATACCACTCATGATACGAAGAACGTTGTAGTTAACGGCATAGATGTTAAGGTTAAGACCACTATTATAAGTTGGTCCCCCAGAATTTTTATTATATGTCAATTGGAGAACAGCATTGTCTATACGAGAAAAGTTGCAAGTTCCGCTAGGTTGGTGTTCCTCGGGAGAAATAGCAAACGAATAGGAATAGATATATTGGCGGAATGCTGAATCGTTTGTGTAAGAAACAGTAGCGCTTTCTGTCGTAAAAGTAATTGGTCCAAGATTTCTACCAGATTTTAACTGATTAATACTTGTAATTGGAGTATTAATAGCTACATTAGACATTACAAGGTTATTAAAAGTAGAATCAAGAAGAGCTGTTATATTACTAGTAGTTGTGCTAGTAGTTTGACTAACAATAATACTATTTAAATCAGTTCCTACTCTGGGAACACGTGTATGATGTTCATAGTTTTGCACCTTGCGAAAGTAATCAGCTTGACGGACAGAAAAACGGTCATGACCATTGAGTTGAAGAAGAGCACTAGTAAATGAATCTAAACCATCAGTGGTATCAACACCAGAATAATTAAACAAACTACCAGAACCGCATGTTGCAGATGGTTTAGAAGCATGAACAGCAGTAGTATGAGCCCAGATAAGTTCCTTGACAGGATGGTTAAAATTAAGAGTTACATTCTTATTAGAATCACCAGATGCAATAGTTTCAGTTCCGGTAAACTGGACTTGTTCAATAAGATATTCATGACTTACTTGGGCAAAACGCCGGCGTTCATCAGTATCAAGGTAAACATAATCTACATAGAGTTTGCAAGTAGATAGTGATAATGTCTCAGTATTTACAGCAGGAGTAGCTGCAATTTTTTGTATAAGTTCATTTGATGCTCGTAGTTCAAGGTTAAGCTTAACCTCGTGATATTGGAGAGCAATAAGAGGGAGAGCCAAACCAGGGTTGCGATTAAACCAGAATTGAAAGGGAATATATAGACGTTTATTATTTCCTGTTCCATTTAATGTAGTAGTAGCATCTAAACCACCGATTTGGTCTTGGTTATTAATTACAGTTGTTCCTGAAATAGTTCCAGGAGTCAAACTATTACCAACCATATCATCATAACCAGCGCGTTTACCAGCAGGGATGGTGAGTTCAGTCCAGATATTCATCCAATCACCATATTGCCTATCAATAAGCTGACCACCAATTTCGATTTCAGCTTGCTTGACAAGGGCATTACCAATACCATAAGTCCAATAAGAACTAGCAGTAGCAACAACTGGAAGGACAACCTCCAAATACATCTGTTGAATCAAATCACCATTACGAGAAATGGTAGCAGTGACACGCTTGTTGAAATCAGCAGTGCCATTGAAAGTCTGTTCAATAGATTCCACAGCAAAGTTAGTGTGGCGACGGTAGACAACCTTGAAAAAGGTAATCTGGGGGTTGCCAGTCAGGTAGATATCCTGGGCACCATAAGCTACAAGTTGCATAAGTCCTCCTCCCATTTTTGATTATAAATAATAAATAAAATAATTATTAATGATTATGTATATTAATTTATACAAATATAAAATTTTTTTGAAAAATAACAAAATTAAAAAAATTTATAAACATTTGTAAGAAATTGTAAGTTTTTTATAATAAATTTATAATTATATTATATTTATTAGTGTAATTAAATAAATATAATTATGAAAAAAAAGTATCTATTTTTTTAAACTATTTATCTGTTAAAAAAAATATTATATTCACATTGTGTATTATCATTACTTTCAATTTTTGTTATATTAAATCCGTTTGTTTCTAAATAGAGTTTAATATTATCTAATGTATTTTCTGATTGATTAACGTAAATACTTTTTTCTTCATTTATTACTGTTTCTAATACACCTGCTACTACATTAGATATATATTTACCACTACTTTTTAATACTTGAAAATCTACACCTTGTGCATCAATATGTATAAAATCAATGATTGTATCTTGCAAACCATGTTCTTCAATAAATGTATCTAATCGTGTAGTTTCTACCTCGTAAGAATAACCTGAATAATGTATATCTTTACGATTGACTCCCCAATGTTTATTTAATTCATCATCTGTTTTAAAAGGTAAAATTGAACTAGCACCCCCCTCTTGACATATATTAAATGTAGTTGTACCATTTTGAGAACAAACAGCCTTAGGAATTACTGTATAATTTTTTAAATGTTTTGTTCTATTTACTAAGTTTTCATATAAATCTTTTTTTGGTTCAAATGTAAATACTTGGTATCCAGCATTATGATATCTCAAACTATCACTCCCATCAAAAGCACCAACTTCTATTAATGTTTTCATTAATATAATGTATATTATGTAATAATTAAGTTGTTTAGTATAAATATAATATTTTATAAATAATCGGCGTTTAAAATGTTAAAAGGTGTAAAAAATTAGTTAGTTGGTAAAATGATTATGTATATTATTTTATACAAATATTTAAAAATTTTAAAACTTACAAATTAAAATTAAAATTTACAAAATAAAAAATAAAAAATTATAATAATTCTAAAACGAATCTAGTATCTAGTATCTAGTATCTAGTATCTATCCTTGATAAAAATAATCATCAATATCAAATATATTAGGTAATGTTAAATTAGGTTTTGTATGTTTACTGTAATCATAGTAAATATATGGTTTATATACATTTGAGGAACCAGAAAAATCTTTTTGTAATATATCTATATTATCTATACTATCTATATTATCTATATTGCCAAATTTTGCCTTTCTAATATTTATATAATTTGTATTATCTATATTTGTATCATTTGTATTATGATTAGTGTTATTCAAGAATAGATAAATTATAAATATTGATAAAACACAAAAGAATAATATGGTATATTTATAATTCATATTGATGCATGTACATGTATACTTATTAATACTAATTTATATTTAGTTTAGAAATTTTTCAGTAGTTGCTTTATTATAATACAGGTATGGTGAATAAATATTTGAGGTTCCTTTAAAATCTATTTGAACAATATTTGTAGATGGTCCTTTAAATTTAGAACTTACACTAATACCATTTGAATTTATTATTGACGGGTTATTATCTGGAATTAAACTACTGATATCAACACCTGCATTTATTAATTTTGTAAGTTGTTCCGGGGTTATTTGTGATAATAAACTTTTATAATCACTTAGCATTGATGATACAAAAGAAGTAGTTGTAGGTGCTATTGTAGGTGCTATTGTAGGTGCTAATGTAGGTGCTAATGTAGGTGATATTGTAGGTGCTAATGTAGGTGCTAATGTAGGTGCTATTGTAGGTGCTAATGTAGATATTGGTGTATCACCAAGAGTATTAATATCTGGGACTAGAATTACAGTATCAGTAGCAGCATCTGTTGGTGTGCCAAATAATTCTTTTTTATTCCCAACATTTCTAAAAGTAGATATTGTTGGTATATCAAATTGTATATTTAAAATAGGTTCATTATTTGCCTTTACAAGGGATTCTTCTTTCATAGTCCAACTCAAAAGCAGTTTATCATCTTTATCATATAATGCTACTGTTCCATCTTTCATACCGAGAGAACATAAATCTTGTTTACTAGAACCGCAATTTTTCATTATATTTGGAAATACAATAATAGAATTAATGTTTGTGTTTACTGGAATATAAATTTTGTATTCTGCAAGTCTATTGGGTTCAGGAACTGATAATATATTATCATTATTAGATGATGAAATTGTCCATGTTTGACTTCCTTGTGATAGAATTACTGAATTAGAATCATTGCCTTTTGTAATTTTATAATTTGATTTATCAAAATTTATATTATTTGTTTGTTTAAATGGAGATGGTTCTTTAAATGGAGATGGAGATATTAAACTATTACTTGATGCTGAATCTATTTGTTCTGTTCTATAATCAATTTTTATATTATTAATATTACTACCATAAAAAATATTCTTACCAAATTCATTTACAACTATAATACCTGCAATATTAATATTCTTTGCATTTATAAGTATATAACTACTCTCTGTTAATGCTGCAAATGATGCTGTACCATTAGTAATTATTGTTGCCAGGGTAGTAGTTGGTGCCATGGTAGTTGTTGGTGCCAGAGTAGTAGTTGGTGCCAGAGTGGTTGTTGGTGCCAGAGTAGTAGTTGGTGCCAGGGTAGTTGTTGGTGCCAGGGTAGTTGTTGGTGCCATGGTAGTAGTAGGCATACGAGTGGTTGTTGGTGTCATGGTAGTTGTTGGTGTCATGGTAGTAGTTGGAGCCATGGTAGTTGTTGGAGCCATGGTAGTTGTTGGAGCCAGAGTGGTAGTAGGCATACGAGTGGTTGTTGGTATATCTACTGAATCCCATGATATAGAAATTTTTGGAATACCTGTTGTATCTGTTTTAACATCTGTTGTATAATTGCCAGTTATAGTATAAGACCCTCCTGCACCTGCACCACCATATAAACCACCACCAGAACCCCCATTGCTTCCACCTCCACCACCTCCTGAATTTGTATTAGGATTACCACCAACAATAGAATTACCAATATTACCACCTGCACCTCCATTACCACCAGAAAATAAGTAATAATCAGTTCCTTTACCGCCTGCACCATTAGTTCCTGAACCACCAGAACCACCTCCAACATACATAAAACCAGCCCCTCCTCCTCCACCAGCAATTATTATAGGTGTATTTCCATTATAAACTGATGATGCTGCACCACCTCCTCCACCATAAGTATCACCATTTGCACCATTAAAACCTTTACTGGATGAACCAGCACTACCTTTACTATAAAAACTATTACCACCATTATTTCCAATATATATTTTATAAACATCACCAGATACAAGATTTGATATTGTTGATGATACGATAGCTCCAAATCCACCACTAGTTCCATAATGACTATTACCTCCTTTACCACCAATTACTGTAAATGTAGCACGATTTACTCCATATGGGACAGTCCATTCTCCATCAGCTGTATAATCTTTTGATGTTGGTGCAAATAGTTCTTTTTTATTATATGTACTCCTATTTATGCCATAATAATTTCTAGAATCATTAGAATCATTAGAATCATTAATAGTATCTACGTTAAATAAATAAATAATAACATATAATACAATAAATGCTATTATTACAATACTTATATACTTATATAAATTATAGTTTTTAGATTGTTTTATGTTTGTAAATGTATTATGAATCGCACTGCTAAATATGTTATTTTTATTGTTTGACATTATTTATAAGTAGTATAACTATATATATATACTTACTATATATACTTGATATACTCTATATATACTCTATATATACTTACTATATTTATTATTAGAATATAAAATAAAATAAATTATGTATCTAGAACTAAAACATAAAATAGCAAAACTAAATAGCAAAACTAAATAGCAAAACTAAATAGCAAAACTAAATAGCAAAACTAAATAGCAAAAATAAAATAAACAAAAAAAAAATTGAATATAATTCAATTATATATAAACTATAATTTTATATTATTGAATCGCAAGATTCATATCTAATATAATTTTCACTCCGAGTTAATTTAGTCGATAAGCACAAATAAGTGTAATTGAGATAAATAAAAAAAACGCCAAACCCATTGTTTATCACAATAGGCTGTCTCCAACAACTAACCATATATGTTTGCATATACACAGCTAGTTAAAGAAGGCATCGATACACTCGGTTTTTTTTATTTTCAATTTTTGCTTAATTTTATTAAATTTCTAAAATCCTAATACAAAATCCCTAATACAAAATCCAAATATATTTCTATTCATTAAAGTATTCGAATAGTAGTCTAACACCGACACCGCTTGCTTCTGGCGATGCATATTTAATTACTTCATTTGCCTTATAACTTGGTCCTGCAATATCAATGTGTATCCATTTAGTATTTAGTTTAACAAATTGTCGCATGAAAAGTGATGACATAATAATATCTGCACTACAACTGAAACTCACATTTTTAATATCTGCAACATAACTTTCCAAATTTTTCAAATGTTTTTCCATAATGGGCAATTCAACCAGCATTTCGTTAATTTCTTTCCCACTTTTAATAAGTTTCTCCACTTCGGCTTCACTATTTACTGATAATATATTGCTAAATAATTTACAACTAAGGCTTTCTTGTTGACCAGTTAATGTTGCAAAATCAATAAGTATGGATTTGGGGTATTTATCTACTGCATAAGCTAAGCAATCTGCAAGAACTAAACGCCCCTCGGCATCAGTATTTGCAATTTCCACACTTCTTCCATTATATGCCTTTAATACATCACTTGGCTTTGTAGAATTTGGTCCAACACTATTCTCAGCAAAAGGGCAAATAGTATATATGCATTTACTGCCGTTATTCATGGCATAACCAATTAGAAATGCCATTACTGTTGCGGCTCCTGACAAATCGGTTTTCATTTCAAGCATACTTCGTGTGCCTTTAATATCTAACCCGCCAGTGTCAAATGTAATGCCTTTACCGAGTAAAATATACTCTGGTGTATGGGAATGTCTGTCATGATGTCCATTACCATGACCATTACCATGTCCATGACCATTACCACCATTATATTTCATAATTACAACTTTTGGGTCATTTTCAGGAGTGCTACCACTACCTACACCAAGGACAAGTCCCATACCCATTTTAATAAGGTCAGCTTTATCAAAAATTTCAATTGTAATTGGTATTTTATTGTCTTTTATAAATTGTTTTACAATATCTAGAAACACTGTTGTTTTTTGTTTATTTGCAGGTTCATTTATTAAATCTCTGGCAAGAAAGACGGATTTGATTTGATTTTGTAATTGTTTAATTTGTTTTGTGAGTTTAGATGGTGATGACGGAGATGATGGTGATTCTGGTGATGACATTACAATATTGATTCTAGATAGTTTATAACTATCTTTACTTTTAGATAATGCATAAGATGTTTTGTATTTAAGGAAACTATATGCTGATAATAAGAGACCTTCTAATAATGAATGAATAAAACTATTGCCTTTACTATTGTCTTTGTCTATATTGATAATATTAGTTTGTGATATTTGATTAGTTTTTAAGGTATTGAAAATGGCATTACCAGATACACGGGCTATTTCTAGCAATTCTGCATTATCATCATTAGTTTGTTTGTTTTCATTTATTTTATAATATCTATTGTTAATTGCAATTATATATAATTGATGCATTTGATGCATTTTTCCTGGTAAGTTATGTTTTGTTTTCATTATTTTCATTGTTTTCATTGTTTTAACTTTTAGTTTGCGTTTCGTTTTGTTTCTAGAACTACCAGTTTGCATGTTGTAAGTTGAGTTTGTGTTTTCATGTTTGTTTTCATGTGTGTTTTCATGTGTGTTTCCTATTTCAATAGTAATATTTGCCATATTTAAATTATTGTGTTTCATATTATTATCTATTTGGTCAATTAATTCTTTATATCTATTTGCAACATTCATGTATCTAGATACATATTTATATAATGTTGTTTTATCTAAATCTGTTAATAGAACTGGTAGTATTGATGTTTGAATTGATTTTTGAATTGATTTTGATATTGTTATAATAGGCATTTGATTTGACATTTTGTATTTTGTATATGTATGTAATTTCTATTTTGTATATGTTTGTAATTTCTATTTTGTATATATATATATTATTTATCTAGATATATAAATTATTAAAATTATATAAAACATAGTAATTTTGATAAAAATAGTAATTTTGATAAAAATTAACAAAAAATGAAATTTAAAATTATTATTATAAGAAGTATTTCTTTAACGAAACCCAACGCATCGAAAATGTCTAATCAACCTGTTTCTTCTAATTTTACATTGAGAACTTCCTCGGTTCAAGAAAAAACGTCAAGTCAAATTGAAAATGTAATGAAACCTCTTCGATCAAGTTCTGCCCCGGAAACGTTAGTCTCACTCCAAAATGTTGAGGCTAACGTCTCGGCTAATGTTAACGATAACGTTAATACCGCTTTTGTTAACGTTATCATTAACAAACCTCCACCGGGACTTGAAGGCTTAAATGTAATTAAAAATGTATCATTAACAGACAAAAATTTGCGTTGTGCATCTAATATGCCCGCATCAAATTAATTTTCAAAGCAAAGCATCCTGGGCGGAATTTTCATTTCATTTATTATTATGATGAATCTCATAATAAGCTTTTATGACATATGTAATTAATAAATGCTATTTTAATTTTTTTATTTTCATAATTAAAATAAGCCTAATAGTATATACTACAACTACAACTACAATTTTTATTTAATATTTAGTATTTATTTATAAAAATAACAAAAATTAATGTATTATTTTTAAATATATATCATATACGTATCATAATTATCTGTTTACTTAACGGAAAGAAATGTTTAAAATTATTGGGTTATCTGGTTTAGGTAATACTAGTCCATATGGTTCTAAACAGCCAGTTAATGGTTCTAGCAATCCGGAATTGAATTGTTCTAGTTCTAGAACCACAAAAATAGTTCAAGAACTGAAAGCCCCACAAGGATATTATAATCCTTATACTGGAAAAGTAATAACAACATAGTAGTGATTTAGATTAGTATATGTATATGTATATGTATATAAATAACTTAAAGCTATGATATGTTAATCATTAT